GCAAAGGAACTCGAATAACACCATCTTGATATTCATCCCTTCTTCGTCTACCTTGTTGTTCAATTTGCAAGCGTTCTAAAGCTTGTTGGTAACTTTTATCATATTGTGCAAGCAAGTCATAGGGTCCTTTGAGGTATTTAAACGCCTCTACTAAACAGCCATACAACAAAACTTGTGGCGCATTTACACTAACCCAACTTGTTGTGTTAGTTGCGGAAAGCCCTGTTTCATTACGATTCAAAGCTAATTCTATATTATAAGCGACATCGGGAGTTGGCGCAACATATAATGTGTTTTGATCCCACATAGCATAATATCTTGGTTTTGCTACTTGTGTTCTATTTGGCCAATATTCTGTCATGTAACTAATATCTTTTTGTATTAAATAACTTCTAATATTAGCTTCTGTCCCTGCAGTTGCATATATGGATGCAGTACGAACAAAAGACATTGTACTGGGTGTGTCTCCTGGTAATACAATAAATTCGTTTCCTATACTTAAAGTTGTAAATTGATAAGATCTAAAACAATCTAAATCTATTTCTCTAAATATACGAAGTTCGGCTTGTAAAATAAAATCATTAACTACAGTATCTGTTAAAACATCAGAAGATGTTTCTGTATATTGTCTAATTTGTGTTTGTAATTCTGCAAAAGTTGTCATGATATTGCCACCGTTACTATTCCTAATTGTGTATTCATTATAGTATCTTGATTAGCTTGTGAACTACCACTTAATGGTTGCATTGTTCTTACTTGCACTGTTTCCATAGCTCCTGGTGCAGGTATAGGATTAAATTGTTGTATTGTTTGTAAAACTGTTTGAAAACTATTAGCTCCAATTGCAGGAGAAACACCATTAGATCCGCCTTGACTCATAATCGTTGAAGTTAGTTCATCATTTATATAGATACCTCCAAGAGGTATGGTAACACTAACTACTTGTGGTTTAGCATGAGATAAAGATTGTGCATCTGTTGGATGATTGGTTGGATTTAATAAAGGTGATTTAGGTTCGTACTCTGATCTATGTACCCAAGCACCTGTCCACTCTTGTACCATTTCATTATATGGATAAGCTTGTCCATCTCTATCTGAAATACGTAAAGCAAATTTTCCTGAAGCATATCTACCCATTAATAAGATCCTCCAACTAAACCTATTTTAGGAACAAAATGAGAGCTTACATTTTCTCTGTTAGTATCCGCTGCTCTTTTAAATTCTTCTTCATATACTTGTTTTAAAATACCAATTCTATCAGGTGCATATTTCATAGATATATAATAAGCCAGTCCTGCAGTTAAACATGGTAAAAAGGAAAAAGGTATTTCATTATTATTGGTGTAATCACCAGAGTCTTTCATTCTTAACATTGCATAATAAACTACTGTATAAGCAGCATCAGCTGCCGGATATAAATATAGTTTAGGATTAATTGTTTTTTCAAAATAAAATTGAGTGGGTCTTCCACCAGAAGTTTTAACAGTATAATTTAAATATGTTGATCTACTGATAGGTGAACAAGAATATTCATTATTACTTGAATCACGAATTACTAAATCTGTTATTTCTACAATTTGAGAAGCATCAGAAGCTGCTGCACCATACAAAGCTGTACCACTTAATTCAGTAGTGTTAGCAGCAAGAGCTGCGGTTTGTTTTTGTATTGTCCAAAGATTAAGTCCTCTATTAGACCATTCAGCTAAAAGAAGATTTAAAGAACGACGAGCGGTTTTAAGTTGGTACCCAGTACGATCTTGTAAACCGCATCGTTCAAAAGCTTCTTCAACTATTTCATCTATAGAAAAATCAAAGTTTGCTGTGCTAGCATAGGTTGGCATTATTTATTAATCTTGCCTTTTTTACGAGCCTTACTACCAAACTTACCATAAGATTCATTAGCACTTGCACGTAATTGTTTTTTAGTTCTTTTCTTTTTTACACGCATTGCAATTGATTCATCTTTACGATCTTTGTATCCTTGTTTTTTCTTGCCAGATTTTTTCTTAACTCTTCCACCTTTTTTCATTCCATCAAGAATAGTAGTAGGAGTACGTTTACCTTTTTCACCAACACCATAACCTCTAGAATACATTGTAGTTCCACCATCTTTCATATTGACAGCTTCGCCCATTGCCATTCTTTTGTGTTGATTAATTCCACCTTTAGCCATTTTTTTAATTGGACCTCCAGCTCTTTTTTTAACTGGTCCTCCACCTCTCATTCTTGCAGTTTTTTTGACAGTGCCTCCACCCATCATCTTAGCAGTTTTCTTTTTACCCATCATGATAGACCTCCATTGATCTTTTTGTATTTATCTTCTCTAGATACTACGACGTCTCGATAATATCCTTTAGGCCATTGACTATAATAACCTTGTTTGTGCAATTTATCAGAAGCTTCCTGTAATTGCGAGAACTTTTGTACCAGCATCATAGAATATTTATGTTCAGGGTAAGTGTCATCTTCTAGTAATTCCTCAGATGGAGAAACAAGAAACTGCTGTTCCTCTATGGTTGCTGGATTAGAAGGGTGAAAACTCATAAAATATATGTCTTTTCTATTATACCATTCATTGTAATCTTCTGTGGCTAAATGAAGTTCGTCCGGAGAATAACTGTAATAAGGATCACAAAATATTAATATTTCTTTTTTAGTAAAATCAAGATTTTTAAGACAGTCATTTAATTCTTTTTTATAGGTGCTGTGTTTAGTTTTAACAGCAATCCAAACCTTATCATCTGTCCATGCTTTCCGTGCAAAAGGACAAGCGGGTAATCCTCCTAAATGTACATTAGATACTTCTAAATAATTTTTAGACCAAAGTCTAACGTCTTCTATTATCTGTTGCCTTGTCGGTTGTATTTTTTCCAATTCAATCTCTTATGTTTATTTTTTGGTTTGGAACGAGATGAATTACCTATACTCGTTCTTTTTTTAACTGGTGTAAAGTATTCGTTGTTGGGAAGTTTTGCAGCCATTACTTCATTTGTGATAAAGGATTAGCAAGAGTAAGTTTAATTTGTTTATCAATACTCTCTTGTAACTCTTTCATTTTTTCTTCTAAATCAGATTTTAATTTTGACATATCTTCTTCAATTGTATCTACAGTGATTTTTAAATCTTTTGAATTATCTCTAGCATCTTCTTTAACTTGTTGTTCTACATCATTAACAATTTTCTCTACTCTTCTTACATCTTGCCGAAGGTCATTTTTCAATTCGTTTGCCACATCAGACACTAATCTAATTTCCGACATCATCATTTCCATCTCTTGCATTATCATTTCAACTTCTGTTTGTATAAGCTCTGTTTTACTTTTCATTTCTTCTTTAGTTAAAGCAATAGTCTTATCAAACTCTGAAAGGTCAGGAGCTACATAGTTTTGTATCTGTTCTTTCATATTGAGGTAATCTTTGTAGAATTCAAATCCGCCCCACAGTCCACCACCAAGTGTAGTCAATGCCGTAAGAACTACGAATATTTTTCCGCCTTTGAATTTTAAACCTGCAAATTCCATCTCTGCCATAGCTATTCCGAAATTTGTTGCCATTGTTGCATTATCATCTCATCCATTAATCCATCACTTCCTGCAAACAAAAAATATTGAGCTATGTTGTTAGTTGTTAACTCTGCATCAGGTATTACGTTATCTGTAAAAAATCCTTCTATGTCGTTAAGGCTTTGTTGACTATCAAAAAAAGATTTAGAGTTTCCTAACACTTGCATTACAATTAATGTTTTTAACTGATTTGCTGAGTCATATCTACCCTTATCACCCATCTTCTTTAAGATTTTTTTAGCAGCGACTTCTTTTTTAGCTTCTTCTTTTTTTACCTCGTCTTGATCCTTATCCTCTGGTTCTTCCATATCTTCTTCGCTATCTTCATTTTCTTTAGCCTTTGATATGCTCTCTTCCGGCCCAGGCTCTTCTTCCGCATCAGCTTCAGGCTCTTTAGTATCTTCTTTAGTAGGTTCATCTTGTACCTCCTCTTGTTCTGGTTCAGAAACTTCTGGTTCTGGTTCTGGTTCAGAAACTTCTGGTTCAGGTTGTGTTTCTACTTCTGGTTCGACTACCTCTGGTTCTGATATTTCCATCTCCATCTCCATTTCAATCTCTGTTTCTACACTTGCCATTTCTATTTCTGGCATTTCTAATTCCATTTCTGGTATCTCTATTTCCATAACAGGCATTTCCATCTCCATTTCAATCTCTACCATTTCATAGGAAACTTGATCATCAGGTTCTTGTATTGGTTCTATTTCTATCTCTCCACCTGGTTGTTCAACAAAATCATTGTGGTCAATAATATTATCTACGATATCTATAATTTCTGTTTCTGTGCTGCCCCCATAAGCTACCCACATTTCTACACTTGTTATTGAATTTTGTACTATTGTATTGATAGTGTTATAGAGCACATTAATTGTGACGTCATCGAACAAGGGTCCTATAGCAAGATTTATATCTCTACCTCCAATTTCTATTGTTAAAGATGTTATAGTGCCTGCAAAATCAAAACCATTTTCATATTCTTGATAGCCACTAGCTACGCCAGATTCTGATAATATATCTGTGCCACTAAATACATTTGTATTTCCATTCTTACCTGTAATGTGCATATAGATACGATCTTGCGCATCTTGTTTATCAACTTTAATTGTGTAATTAGTTCTTCCTCCGTTTTCTATATCGAGTGAAGATATATCAACTGTGTTGACAAAGGTTGTTCCCATTCCCGGCACATTATTATTTGATGTTGTATTTCCTGATCCTGTTATTTGTGCACACTTATCTGTGCCTAGATTATAACAGCCACTACCTGAGGGCATAGTTGCAGGCCCTTGACCTCCAAAATCCTGGTCCATATCGCCCTCATATCTAGGCTGTACAAAACCATTATCACCATCTAATAAATCACCTGAGTCTACATTACTAACTGTAGTCGTGGTTGTTGTTGTATCGGTTGTTGTTGTTACAGTATATCCATCTGCTTCATACTCTATTGTTTCTGTAACTACCTCATCTATTATCTCTTCAATAGTAGGAGTGCATAGTCCAACTGTATCTGTTGAACAATCTACAGCTTTACTAGAAAAGGATAGGAATACCGATATACATAGCCATAGCGTAAAATAAAAACTTTTGGAATTCGCCATCACTTACATCCTCATTTACATTAATCTTTAAAACATCTTCATCTTTAAATACCGTACTACCTTCGGGTATCATATCTGGATTTGATTTCCATTTCTCCAAAGCTTCACTTCCAATAGCACCCATATACGGAGGCGGAGTGCCTGCCATAACTAAGCTGTCAAAAACACGGGCGTCTGTAGCTAAAAGTGAAATTGAGGCAACTTTAAGGCCACTTGCATAAAGTTGACGAGAAAGCTTCAAAAGCTGACACAGCTCATCGTCTACTACTACGCCTGTAGCCAAACCAAGTATGTTGGTTTGTATAGCGCCTGATGTAGCTACTTTACAAATATCAGAATTGTTTACAACAACGCTTGGGGCATTTGCGGTAGGTACTGATTTATCCGTGACAACGGTACTAGACACTGTGTTTGTATCTGCACCACTTGCACTGGTTATTACACCGACAACTAATATAAAAGTTAAAATAAAAAAAAGTATTCTCATCACCACTTAGATCTATTTGCCCAATACGCTGCTGACATCTTTCCTTTAGATATATTTTTTGCGTGTCTGGCTTTAAATGATTTTCTTCTTGCTTTATCTTTTTTAGACTTAGGGTTTTTCCCTGCGCCTGAAACTCCTTGTTGACCATATCTAATAGTCTTTACTTTGTCGCCTTCTTTAGCAACGACAACATGTGATTTTTTTGGATGATTGGGGGTACGCTTTGGTTTATTAAAACCGCTTACCCCCGCTCTTTTTAATCTAGGATCTTTAGCCATCCTAATATAGTTTTTGGAACTCTGCTATTACGCTGAATGTGTTGCCCGAGTCTGCTGTGCTTGGAATTACCAAATTAATATCATATTCGTTAGAGTTATTTGATTTATTCGCTGGTATTCCACCAAACGGTCTAAAATCAAAATTACCATTACCAACTAATGTAATTATAGGTATATCTCCATCACTGTCTTCAGCATCAAGACGAGCAAAAGCATCGCCTCCGTCTCCTGCAGAACAACTAAACCATAGTTGTTGAACTGAAAGATATTTAACTGCTTGACCTAAAATATTCGCAGTCAATGCTGACACATCACCCATAACAGTAGTACCACCTGAACCATCCGATTGAACAACGACTTTGATTGTAACTCTATTGTCGTTCTCTTCTAAGATAGTTGGTCCTGTTACTGTATCTGCCATACTAACCTCTAACTTAAGTTATTGTTCTGCATGTAAAGAATAGTAACAGTAGCAACTCCTGTAGTACCGTCACCATTTCCAGCTGTATAAGTTGCCGTACAAGTAACATCACTTGTTCCAATATCGTTAGCATCAGCAGTTGTACCACCTGTATGAGTTACACCTAATGCTTTAACGTTTGTGTCTGACATAAAAGCGTTTGGATCGGCTGCTGTGCCAATTTGCACTACGCCAGTACCGCCGTCATTAGAGACAGTTGTTACATTCATGATAGCATCCACGATTTGTGAATTAGCAGGAACAATACCTATTGTAGTTGTGTTTGTTGCACCAATAATATCTATTACTGCTGATTGAGCCATTAAAGTGAAACCTAAATTTTCACTAGCTCCTTCTCTTACAGTCCCAGCTTTTATAGGACCAGAAAATGTAGTTGTACCCATGTCAACCTCCTTTTAGTTGTCTTGTTAAGTCTTGAGTATACTCTCTTGTAAAATAAAAAAGGCGGTCTTGCAACCGCCTTCTTTAACCTGGGAGGATCCAGTATTAGATCATGAACCTTGAGAAGCGTAAACAGCTCTAGGATCTGAGTAACCAAAGCTGTATCTCTCTCTTGCTTTGTATCTCATATTTCCTGTGTCAAAATCGCCTTCCATGCCAGTAGCAAGGGCAGCTCTTGTGAAGTGTTTAAAGCCATTAGGACAATCTGTTTTAATGAAGTATGCATCCGTATCCGTTAGATAATGGTTAACTGTGTAACCACCTGGTAGCATCCCCATATTTTTCAGAGCGTTAATGTCATTGTCAGCAGTACCAACTCTGAGTGTGGATTCTAAGATCCTATCAGCTACAAACTGCAAGTTCACAGGGATAATCATCTTCTGTGCCTTCATTGCAATTTTTAGCCCTCTTTCGTCGATAAAACCTGCAATGTCAATCATCGCTTGTTCTAATGAGGTTTCGTTAAGGTCCGCATCAGTTGCACTTCTGTTTGAGAAAGTACCACCTAGTGCTGTTGGGTGAGCAGTGTTAGCTAATGTAACTCCGTCTCCACCAGTCACTGTAAACGCATTGTTTAATACGTTAGCGCCTCTAACTTGTTTTGTGTAAGCCATAGATCTTGCTAGGGCTTTTGTGTAACGAGCTGATAAGCTGTCATACAAGTTGTCTTCGACAGCTTCCTCAGTTAACGCAAACGCTAAAGCGATTGTGTCATGAGTGTATCTAGCAGTAAAAGATTCAGAAGCGGTATCAAAACCAACTGCTGATCCTTCTGCTTTTACATTTGCTTGTCCGAATCCAACTAACATAACTTCTTCTTCAAAAGCTCTGTCACTTGTTTCTTGCTCAAAAATTTGAGCAGCTTCGTTTTCGTAGCGTGCGTATTCTAAACCGAACAGGGCGTTTAAACCAGGTTCTAGTTCTTTGGCAAGCTGTGCTCTATTAATAGCCATATCCTATCTCCTATATTCCTGCGGTTGAGTCCATGAAATGAACGTTAAGTTTTACGACCGCTAATCGGCCTGCTGCAGTTTTATCTACAGCGCCTTCTGCTACTGAAGCTTCGTCATCAAATCCTACAATCTTCATATTTAAAGTTGCAGATCCTGATGCGATAGTTGCTGTTGCTAATTCTCCTAGAGAATAACCACTAGTATTAGTACCAGTGATAGCTGTTGCAAAGTTTGCATTAGCAAACAAAGCACTATCTGGTAACGCACCGTCAGCATTAATAACAAATAATGCATGAGGATTGTCAGCCACATAAGCAATCGCTTCTGTTGACGGCTTAATCGCCGCATAACCAGGCCAGTATGGTGCCCATGTTGGAGTTCCATCAGTTGCAATGTATTTACAACCCATGAAGACACCTAACAAAGGTACAGTACCGCCGTTAGCATTTCCTACTACGTCTATTAATCCACTAGCTAGAGGGATGACTGGAGTTCCAGTCCAAATTAAACTTGTTGTTCCACTGCTTGAGCCATCAAAGTTAATAGGATACGCATTAACGCCTTGGTTATTATAGTTTGATCCGGATCTTTCGTAAGGACGAAGACCGAATGCTGCATCTATATTAGCCATTTTTTGTCTCCTTTAGACTTTTAGTAGTAATATAGATCTTGACCATCAAGATTTTTTATTACCACCGCCAAATGTAACCCGAGATTGCCTTTCTTTCGAAATAGGCATGGAAGGGTGCTCTTCCTTCATAAGATCGTTGTCAAC